CTCCACTTCAAGCTCATCCTCTGACTCTTCCTCTGAGTCCTCCTCTGCCATAGCAGCATTCTTCCACGCTATCTGATCAGGAGTGAGGTCCGTGTACCTGTCGTCAGACCTGGGCGTTTCAGCTTCGACATATATAGCCGTTGATACAATAGGACGCTCAGAGTCTGTGAGTACGAGCTTGGACCTCAAGAAGTTTTTTATGGATATACCGTCAACCACTCCCTGTATCCCGGCTGTATAGAAGGTCCTATTAGCTGACTTAGGCACTACCACCTTGCTAGCTATACAGTGGCAAATAAAGGACTCCACCATGTCTGCGGCTACAACTTCGTCTAAGGAAGCTACCATGCCTGCGACCTGGTCATCTGTTATCACTATCCTGTCCCTTAGCCTCAGGATTTCCTCAATGAACGCCCTTACAGAATCTGATATCGAGTTGGATACGGCTCTAGTTGATATCATAGCATGGAACTCCCTATCGCCGCAGAAAACCTCGAGGACAGACTCAGCCACGGACGCCATGTCTGGGTTGAACATCATCTCTGGGCCCCCCATCTCAGATGTTATATCGGTATCTCCATCCATCCCAAAGGAGCAGTCGATTAAGGGTATGGTATAATCTTCCTCCCCGTCATCCATGGTGATACACACAGCCGGAGGGAAGTAGGATACCTCTAAGTAAGCCGTACTAGTAGCCTTCCTCATGTATACCTTCATGTCCCCTATTGTAAACACATCCCCATCGATAGAGCCTCTAGCAATCCCTCTCTCCCAGTCAGTAGCTTCCCTATGGGTGAACACATCTATCCTGTGGCTGTATGTCGAACCTAAGGTAGATCTCCTTCTCAAGGCCAGGTACGGTACGACAATGCCTGTGGCGTCGAACAGCTTCAGCTTCCTCTCCGATGCCGAGGCAGTGTTGTAGTCCCTCCTTCTGAGTATGCCAGGCGTCTTCAAGGAGTGAGCGAAACTCATGAACTCAGGGGTTACCATGAACGTTATGTTGCTCTGAGAGAGCTTGGCCAACATCCTCTTAGATATATTCTCTAGGAATGCCACCTTGTTTCCGGCTTCCAGTGCGGCCGCCGCATTCGAGATTATTGAGGTCCTACTCCCGACTGCTACCACCTTCCTCCTCATGAATAATATGGACATGTGCATAGCCTCGAGCGCTGAGGGCATCTCAACCGTCTCGAATATGGGCTCCGGTTCCTCTAACATGTAGGTAGAGATCCCGACAGTCACCCCGAATCCGTAACCTATGTTCATAGTATAAGATGATATTATCCTATCCATCGGTGCTCTATCCTTAGCCTTAGCCGGAACTATCAAGGCTGGGACCTTCCTAACGGACATGTCTGAGAACAGCCTTTTCGCAACCTCCACCGCCTCAGTTACCTGACCCACTGAGGCGTCGTCTACCATAGAGGACTCCGAGAGGGGAAAGGTTCCTTTTAAGGCTCCGTAGAGCTTGACGGACTCCCTTATGTCTTCCTTAGCGATGAGGCCAGCCAGGTACAGAACGTCTCTCTCAGCAAACTCCTCATAGACTGCCTCAGACCTAGTGTTTGACCTTGAGGCAGGGGTGCGCACATAGCTGTTGTATGACCTTACCGCCCTCATAGCCTGACCTGCCATCGAAATCAGGGACATGTAGTGTCGCTCAGCCTTTGGGTAAGGGGTTTCGGTTGCGGTCCACACCATGTTCCTTATAGAGGTCTCAAGGTCCTTAAACAATATGTTCTCCGAAAAGGATTCTTTGCCAAGGTTCATAACCGATGCCCTTGTGACGACTATCCTCTGGTTCTCGAGGCTATAGTGAGTAGATGCGTTAGCCACCAGTGAGCAGGTTGTGTCGAAGGGAGACTGCCTTGTGACTTCTCTTATCAACGCCTGCGAGTGCTGGACCATACTCGAGACCGAAAGAGACCCGCCA